GCTGCTTCAGATCGCATGTCACATCAATTATCCATGGCCTTATGGCATGGCTTAATTAAACGCAATATACTTTCAGACGAAGATCTTAATGTTTTGGCTTATTGTTTAGGTCCATAGCTGCTTGTGTATCCTGAGGATACTAAAATTCAATCAAGACTCTCCACAAATGGGATTCTAATGGGACTACCACTCACATGGGTTACTTTAAACCTCATGCAATTGTTTTGGGTGGAACAGTCAGCCTTAGATGTAGGAGCGTCGGTTAAGGAAACTAGGTTAAATACAAGAATATGCGGTGACGACCTCTTAGGTCACTGGTCAACCAGACAAATTCAAGCATATGAAGAACTAGTTATAAGGTCAAATGGGAAATTCTCGGAGGGTAAACACTTCAAATCGAAAGATTTTCTCGTGTTTACGGAAATAATCAAAGTATCGAGAGGGGTGAAGAAGATGCCTTTGGGTTAAGCAGAGAAAGGAACTCTGTTCGAAAAGATCGAACACAAGCTCCCTACAATAACTCAACCATCAAAGCCAACGAATGTGAATTACATCCCGTGTAAGGGTCTTCTTCATGATTCTCTATACTAAAATAACCTCCACGAAGGCCAAGAACCATGGTGGTTCAAAATAGGTCCTGCCGTAACGGCAACTGGTATCGCTAGAAGAGCAAAAATAATCTACAAAAAGAGATTTTTCTTTGCCAAAAGGATGTTCCTGCTTGCAGGAATACCCTACCAAATACCAAGGGAATTGAACGGACCAGGCCTTCCTCCAATGAGAATGGATGACCGTAATCTTAAATCTCTGCCTAAAAAGTGGCGCCACTACGTCCTTCGACAATCGTTGGATCGGTTCGATAACCTATGGGTTGTGGACAGGTAACCTGTTCACAAACTAATAGAAAACTTCTATGATCCAGACTGTGGGGAAGCACACTTCAAAGACGAAATATTCATCGCGAAAAAGCAATATTAGAAAAGAGACAAGCTTGGTGAGCTTATCCCAGCCCTCAATATTGCGGACCAGCCATATGGGGTCGACTTTGACAAATATTAAAGCGAGATATTAAATAAGACTACTATACCTTAACCAACAACCTACTTTAGACCAACTGGGTAGAACTATAGAGAATGGAAACGAGCTCGATCAGACGAGCTATTCAGTTGCTTCCATCATGTGGTTCTTAGACTCTCAAAAAACTTCATCGATCATCAGAACGACGACTCACTCCACTGTCCATTTGCATCTAAGCCAGATACATTTGTCGTAGAGGAATTCCCGTAGAC